CACCAAGGTCCTTCTCATTGACAAAGCCACGACTGGTCATGATGGTCTCTTCTTCACGTGCACTGGACACACGTTGTCCGGCTGAATAGGAGTAGAAGCCGTTGTTGGATAGGCCCGAGTTCCATCCCGAATTCCATAAGGTTGCAGTCTTGGCAGGTGCACTGATAAGGCGACGTGTAGCACCGCCACAAATAGTACATGGAATTGTCTTAGTCTCACGTGAAGCAATTGTTTCAAACACTTCGCCATCAGTGTCACAATAGAAATCATAGAGTGGAATCACGCACCTCCAATAACTGCTGATGTTGTGGCTTCAGGAACTGGTGATGAGGACAGCGCTTCAGGAACTGCTGATTCTGAAGGCGGTGCTGCTGCTACTTCGTTAAATGTGGGAGGAAGGTCAAACAAGCGGATCACTTCTTCACGAACTTTATCAGGTGCAACACCAAGACCACCAAGAACGGGGATAAGCTGAATGAGTTGAGACTTCTTAAGGACATCAGACATTGGTGTTCCACCGCCGTCAGTGGCATAGAATGTCCAGTCAGCATCGAGTCGAGACACGGTCACTGCTTTTGCACCTTCTTCAGTGCGAACTACAACAGATTCTCCGTCTTCAATTAAGGGAATCAGCATGCGGATGTAGAGACTGATTGCCGCCTCTAGTGTGCCGTCACGATCACGGGCCATCTTGCCCAACTCGGATGCTGTGTATTGCATGAGGGCAGTCACTTCAGTCGCTGTTGCTCGTGATGCCTCACCACGTGTAAATCCTGCGGTGAGTGAGCCTTTGCTGAGATCAGATTCAATGTAGTTCAGATATTCGGCGTGATTGGAGCTGATGGGAACAACAGGAACGACGTCAATAAGACCACTAAGTGTGTCGTTGTCTGTTGGTATCATCGCGCCATCCACGCCAGACGTGATCTTGGCCAGTGCTTCATCGTCAAATGAGCCTTCTTTGTAAATATACTGGCGACTATCACGTCTAACTGCGTTGGCCCAGAATGTCCTGAGAATGTTCTTCTCAAAACACTGGTCATAAATGCGAGACATTGCTGAGTATCCTTCCATAGGACGGTCAGGACGTCTACTAAAATAGAGTGGGACAAGATTGCTGAGCGGTCGTCCATCAAATGTCAGAACAGGAATGCTGTCCTTGCTGAGGAGTTCTTCGCCTGATTTATAAGCTGATGACCAGAAGAGGAGTTCCTTGTTGATGAAGTCGTACATCTCCACAATCTCGATGTAGAGATATTCATTAGGCATGTCAGGTGTATCACCGTAGGTGCGATAACTGCGGTCAGTATTGCGCTCACTGTCAGTGAAATAATCTTTTTGCGCGACACCTTGCCATTTCTTATTACCGAACTTCTCGTTGGCCTCATCAACTGGGATGTAGTAAATGTGACCGATGAATCGACTGTCCTCATAGGCTGCAGCATCACGGTCCAGAATGACCTGCCATGGTGGAACTGCGCGCATGGCAACCTTGCCCAGGAGCGTGTTGGATTCTCGTGGTGCCATCTTAAGAAATGAGTGTGTGTAAATCAGGGCCATACGAGCAGCTGCTTCAATTTGTGCTCGGCAATTCTTCAACCAGTTGTTGGCTACGGCCTTTGTGACGACTAAATCCCCATTACCTTGAATATCCGGTGCAACTTCCATGCTCGGATACTTGGTGAACAGGCTTCCCATCATAGATTCAATACCAGCATAGGCATCAGCTGTCTCTACTCTAATGCTACTGTCAGCATCGTTTGAGTCAAGGTCTGAGTAGAATTGTGTCATGTAGGAATTGCGATAACGACGCATCGCAGGTCTCTGCTGGTCCCAAAATGTGGTGTGCTGGAGGACCGCAGCACGGATGAACTGGATCCTGTCTTTTTCTGTTCTAGCCATGATGTATATCTATCCTTGTCGTTTGTATTTAATACTAATATCTTCTAAATTCTTTTTGAGCCCCAGCATTGCGAGCTCGATCGACCTTCCGTTGTATGATCCACTGAGGTAGGTAAGGCCTATCAGGCACATTGACCTTCTTGATACATTGTAACGCCAATGCCAAGCCGATAACTGTATCACCGTGATGGACACCACCAACGGGACAGAAGGGCCGGCCGCGTTCATCGACCTTGAATGTGCGTAGTTCTCCTAACGTCCAGCTATCCAACATCGTGATACTACTCGTGGATAACTTATCTTTCAGCTCTTCAAGCATCATCGGTTTCGTTGCAGCATTTGTTATCCAATCCTTGCCGTCCTCGTCCTTCCACAGTGGGATGCCCATGTGTTTGAGTTCAGTGACAATCACACCTCCCCATGTGCCGTTGGATTCGACAAGGACCTTAGCGCCCTTCCAGTGAGAACTGCGATCTGCAACTACGGATGCCCATTCAGTCGGCGTGTGCTGATTGGAACGGCGAATATCGACCACCTGACCGGATGACGCACTGACAACAACGCATGTGCTATAGTCACCACCTGTTCCAGCACCGCAGTCAACACCAATTCCGTAACGGTCGTTGTGATCGAGCTTCGCCATTGCACCGCCTTCTGTCTCTAACTTCACTGCTTGGATATCTTTAAGCATCAGAGCAGGTATCCATGCTCCGTCAGTCTGAGCATAGGCATCATCAACTGAGAGGGGATATTCACGTCGGAACTTTGTCTGTCCCAGTTTGCCCATCATCTTGGACATCCAGTATTGTTGTCCCTCAGTTAATTCACTGTCAGGATCTGCCTCGAAGTCATCAGGTGGCTCTTCACTATATTCCACGTGTGCTGTCCACGGAAAGAATAAGAAGTTCCAGTCAACCTGCTGTGCATCCCATAACTCGATCTCTCGGTGAAGTGGATCACCAAAGAAATTAGCGGTTGATTCGATACAGAGCTGACCGCCATTTAGTGCCGCGATTGCTGTTGCTTTTAACTCTTCAGCGTGTGGTGTGAATGCAAACTCCGAGATATGGAGGCCTGTGGCTGTGAAACTGCGTAGTCCGCCTTTGCCTTCAGCTGATGCAGCCATCAATGTGGCACCGGTGTCAGCGAGTGTCATGGTGGTGGTGTTATCGACGCTGAGCGGACGGTGTAGTGCTCGTGGTAGGCTGTTGTAAAATCTGCGCTGAATGTCAAGGATGTGCTTCGATGATGCCAGCTTGTGTGATAGCGCGATGTATGTCTGAGGATCAGGTGCTGTGAACCAACGCCAGAAGAAGTAAGCAGCCACTGCGGTTGTGCTACCGATTTGGCGTGCTTTAAGGACAAGCGTGTCATCACCTGCTGCCAGCGCTTCAATAATCTGGATCTGCTCTGACCGCAGTCGCAACTTGCAGGGACGGCCCTTCTTATCAACAATGGTGAGCCGACTGCAGAACATGACAGGATCTGAAACGATGTCCTTGATGTTCATCAGCCCGCCTTACGCAACCATTCACGTAGTTCTGAGACCTTCTCAAGCTTCTGAACCTGGTTGTCCTCGTTCTTCTGAACTGAGATGATGCGCACCATCTCCATCAGGCCCGTCTTGCCCAGCAGCTTGATCTCTCCGTGCTGCTCAAGATCGTCGATGCAGATTTCCAATAGATTCCAGCTCACTTCAGCGATGTTGCGATCCTTGATGGCCTTGCGGACGCGCCTAAATCGAGTATTTTCCGCTGCGGTGCCGAGTTCAGACATGTGTGTTATTCCCTGATCGTTATATATCTATCATCATACGCGCGTTTTATTCGGCGTCACGCCACCTCCACGTAGCGGGACCACTCACCGTTCCAATCACCGTCCAGCGCGTCGAAGTCGACCTCGTTGAAGCCGAGCCCGCGGTCCTTCAGCCCGCTGCTGCTAGCCGTCAACACACCTTCAGCCGTGAGCAGTGTCACCACGGCTACCTGCCTCCCAGTCTTGGGCGGGGCAATGCCTACCACCAGCAGATGGTGAGCGCGAGGAAGATATCCCCCCTCTATCCATCTCTCCTCCCCGCTCATCTTGTAGAGCCCGCCGACCTTGATGCCATTCCATTGAGTCATTACTTCACCTGAATGGAAGCGCTTCCAACGTATGAGGGCTTCGTGACACCTAAGTCCTGCAACTGGCGTCGGCGGAGGCGGGCTTCTTCCTGGTCCTTGCAAGGCACCACCGCCATGCTCAGTCCGCCTGTCTCCTTCATCACCATGATGGCACACCAGTCTCCGCTCTTGACCTGCCCACTGCTGATGTACTGAGGGATGTTGTGTTGGTATGCAAGATTCATCAAGAACTCGTTAGGCTGACTCATGAGATTTGAGGCGTTAATCTGTGCCTTAGGCTTGAACTTTCCCATAGTGTCTGTCTCCTTGAGTGTGTGTGTTGCTTGTCTATTCTACCACTGGGGCGTTTCGATGCACGGGCTACGCATTAAACAAGGATCCCACCAACCACGACCTTGCTGCTTACATCAGTCCGATTGACCGACCACCAAGTGCCGCGACTGGAAATCTGTCCCGTACCTGTGCACCGCATGGCGGACCACTTGGTACCATCTCCCCGAATGGCGATCCAGATGGATTTACCTTCGGCGCCGAGATGAACATCCATATGTTCGATCACCATCGCATGGATGGGAGTCTTATCCACACCAGGAACTCCCCACTGCACCAAGTCACCAACCTTCAGCATTTCCTTCGCCATTTGGTACTCCCTATAAGTAATTATATCTCATTTGAGCAATATTTACAAGCAATAGTCGAACGTTTATAAAGATTTAGGTGAAATCCTGCGTGACACGAGCGGCTCCAGTGACGCGGGCAAGCATGAGGAGTGCAGGAAACGTGCGGCTTAGATAGTGAACAAAGTCTTTTTGATTACGGATGAGAAGTTGAATCTCAATGGAGCCTTCGCACGTGCGGACGCCGCATCCTAGCACACCAGTAGACCACGGATGCTGAGTTTGGTAGTTATACGCGACTGCACGAATGAAGAGTGGGATCTCATCAGCGGTCATGCCGGTGGTATCGACCGATGCAATGGCGAAACATGGCTTGAACTTGCCCATAGTGTCTGTCTCCTTGTGTGTGTTGCCGTTGTTGTTCTTTGCTCTTCTATTTTAGCACACACATGTTTCGTTGCACGGCTGTCACACGTCCTCTATCAACGCTAATCTTTCAAATGGAAACCAGAGTAGTGCACCTCGACACAGCACTTGTGCTAACATATCACCGCGCTTGACTGTGCTGTCACCTCCACTCCATGCGTGCACTGCATTGGGACCAAACTTATAGACCTCTTGTGCTGATGCTGTTGCTGTTACAAGAACAAGTTCAGGAGGCAAATGAATGTGGACTTCGAGCCATGCAAGGTCACCGGAGGTCATACACCAACCTTGATAAACACGTCGCCAACCAGTTCTTGGAAGTCCTTTGACCTTGCAAGGCGATGTATCTTTTCTGTTGTAGCATGACATTCGCCCCATATGTCAATGATTACGCCGCGTGCAATGGTTCGAAATGCTGCCGTGGCTAAGATTGACCTGTTCTGTCTTGTTGTCTCAGACAGAGGACGCTTTGTTTTGCGACGACGCTTAATCAAAATGGATCTTCTTTGCCGCGCAAAATGGTCATCTCAATTTCATATGCGATTTCAGCGGGCGTTGCAACTCGACGATAGGCCTCAACCTCATCACGAATGGCATTAGCAATTGCGATGATGTCTGATTCAGAGCACTTACCGATGCGAACTTCTTCCTCTACATACTTAATGATTCTGTCGATCTTGTTCCGTAGTGCCTTTTGGTATTTCATAATCTCTTTCTCCTATTACTAAATATACACATACTTGGCAATATTTACACAATAGTTAAAATATTTGAAAATAGGCGGATATATAGCTATAGGAGGAATGGATCATGAAGGATTTACAAACTGTAGAAGGACAACGTGCGATGAGAGAAGGCAAGGCCGCTGAGTTAAGGTTCTATCAGAGCTTTGCATCCCCGCCGCAATGGATCTCTGAGGATGAGGATAAGTTTCTTTGGGGACACGACTTTAGGATTGGAGACAAGAGAGTGGAAGTAAAGTCTAATTCAGGATGGAACGAGAAGGATGACTGCCCTTACACAACCGCATGTGTTGAAGTGATCACACGTGGAGGCTATGAAGTGGGCTGGAAGAAGGGCGGTGCTGATCTGTTGGTGCTGATTAATCGTTTGGATTGGACAGCGCATATCTACAACGCAAAGGTGCTGAAGCGCTTCTCATACAGCAAGAGGACATTCGAGGTGCATGATGCTCAGTGCTTCCGAATGGATTGGACAGAGCGCAGAGCAGGCTACATCAAGACGGTGCAGCTATGACCGTTCGTATTCCGCCGTCCAAGTGTCCTGTCGGACCTCGTTGGATAGCATAAATTATTTTAGTAAATTGATACATTTTGCTCTTGATGGAGATAGTTATACATAGGCATCCAGTGGTGGTGAAGAGGTCCAAATCCTCAATGCCCTTCCAAATCAATCTGGCTCGAAGTTATAATGATGTCGGCACGATGTCTCGGTAGAGAGACTACTAAACGTAATGGCTAACAGACAAGAGCACCGGTATCTCGCTAAGGAGCTGAAGGACTAGACAACCTCGGCGGCAGTGACAAGCCTTAGGGCCTCATTGGCAACACTCCCCATCTGCACCGGATGAACGATATGGAAGAACCTGGTGAAGGGAATTGGGCGGTGAGGAGATGGTCACGAACGGCTCGATGAAATCCAGGGAATTCTTTATAAAGCACTAACCAGCTGAAAGAAGAAATATAAGGTGCTAACAGATAGTCTTTTTGTATTCTAAAACTAGAAGATTCTGTAGTTAAGAGATAGATATAGATATGCAAATCAGCATGTTAGAGTTTACACTAAGTTAGAGTTCAGTTAGAGTAATAGAAGTAGCAACCACCACTTGCTAAGAGCATATTGAGAAGTTATGATAACCTCTGCTCCAGGCCCCTTCGAGGGGCCT